TACACAGCTGGTAAGACAGAAGCGATTGACGTCATTGAAGATGCAATTGATAGCGCTCCAGATGTAACGTTTGGATTTCTACAAGGGCAAGTACTGAAGTACATGCTGCGTCTGTGGCTGAAGGAGAACCCCTTGGAAGATGCAAAGAAAGCACGTTGGTATTTAAATCGACTTATCGAAAAGGGTGATAGCGCCTGATAAGGCGCAAATCAACAGCGTTTAAACTTAAATAAACCGTTGTCATAAGTAAGAGTTTCATGCTCTTGCTTATGTTCGAGTAGATGCTTATAGATCAAATGAGATGGCAATGTCGTATGCTTGAACTGCACAGTAATTCCATCTAAAAACTCCTCATGGGTAGGGTCATACCACCTAATTGGTCGCAAGCATTCCCAAGGATCAAGTCCTTGAGAGACCCAAGCGTTTAACTCTTCAAGGCGAAAAGCAGTTTTTAAAATGTGTGCTTCATGTGCTTGATTAAGTGGCAGCGAGGCAAACTCATTGTTTACAAGCAAGGCGTGCTTCCACATAAGAGTTCCGTCTTTCTGAATCAGACGACAAGGGTGTACCTTGTTGCCAGATGGAAGACAGTAAAAAGCATTCGGTGATATGTGACGAGACATCAGACATCCCCCCGATGCTCTTCATAGTGCTCAAGATCTTTGGCCCAACAGTCACCAGCAAATTCGTTATAAATTACACGTCCAATATCTCGGAAGTTATTGTAGAAAAGACTCACTTTATCAATGTCACTAATGGCCTCATCTAGCGGTGGTCCATAGATCAGGACGTTCCAAGTAGAAGGGCAGACAGATTCGAAACCTTTGCTCGTAGCGCGAAGTTGTTTAACCCGCCGGAAAGGAATGCAAATAGGATAGTCCCAAATAACAGGAGTGGCACGCACGATCTCACTAGCAGACGTAAAGAAAACGAAGCTTTTGATGTGGTTGTTTCGGTATTCATTGATCGTTTTGTTTAACCAGATTCGTGTATTACGTACAGCACCTTTAGGAGCAACCCAGACATTGCCATGCCAATGCTCTTGCAGAGGATTGATTTCCACTGATGGCACAGAGGTGGCATCGACAAGAACTTGCTGGACAGGATCACTAGTTGGATCAAAGTCAATACTGCCCATCACCGCCCGTGCTCGTTCAATGAGCTGAGGCGTCGGATAAAGAGGAAGCTTGAGTCCGCTTTCTTTTAGCTTATCCTGTAAATTCTGCTGCGATCGATCGGAAGCTTTCTTGGCTCCCACCTGCTTCGACTGCAAATGTTCTTGTTCCAGCATCACTGATTAATGTAATTAAGACGTTTTTTGAGTAATCATTTTCGTCAATCTCTTCTAACAATTTACGCAAGAATGTAACTACTTGATCATCTTCTGATGATTCAGCAGACAATAGATCAACCTCTACATCAGCACCACTCATATAAGTAGTGGAGTCATTCTGTAAATTAATTACTAAGCTGCCAGCACCTTTATTAAGAATGCCATTGCTTGCGATATTAATCAGATCAGTAAGGATGAGTTCAGCAGTAGCAGCGAGAAATTTTTGTTCTTGCTCCTTTTCCTCACCCCACTTTTCTGACTGAAGTAATCGTTGAAGTAAATCGGTACGTCTTGACATAACTAAATGACTCTTGTTTAAGGATAAGTAAATTAAAAGTCTGATGTGGGGTTGTCATCATCAGTTTCATGATCTTCTGGTTGATCAAATAAGCCAGGAGAGTTAGGTTTCGTTTGACTTATGTGTCTTCCTGCAAGCATGTCAACCATAACTGCCTCAAATCTTTCATCAAACATTGTGTTTGGATTAAGGATTAAATCCTCACGTTCTACAAGGGCTTCAGCATCAAGCAGCTTTTCTTGTTCTTTAATAGCTTGCTCCATCACATATTCGGATACTTGCTGCTTGAGAGTATGAAGTTCACAAGCCAGCTCAAAGCTTTCTAGATAGCTGTCGTGATCTACAAAGACTCCAACATTTTGCGGAATAAGGTGAAAAGGATTGCAGCAATACTTATTACCACAAGTGGTTTTAACACCGCTAAATCCAAGATCACCCCAAGTAAACCACATAGCAACGCGCTGAGGGTGATGCTGTGTAGAACTCGATATTCCATGTCGTCTCCATGCAAATTGCGGTTGTTTTGTACGTTTGTTGACACATCCCTTCCATTCCCAGCATTCATCGGGTGCACCGATTTCAACTTGGGACCAGAACTTCAATGCTTTAATTCTATTCTTTTTAAGAAGTTTTGATATGTCAAAAGACATACGCCCTTCACGGGCACCAGCTACACAGCGCACGCAAGCTTGGTGGCTGTCATAACGCATACTGTGGGTAGAGTATGCGCCTAAAGAGTGACCTGTGTAGAGACACAGTTCACCTTCTTCAGCAGTATTAGAAAGCTGTCTGATGCGCCTTCCGTAGGCATGCCCACCACGTTTTTTTGATGGTTGCGCTTCAGCCATAGGAAGCACCTTCAGGCTTAACGTAACTACCACCTAATGCTGGATACTGCTCGTCATCAGGCAGTGGATCCAACTGATTGTTAATCATGTACTCATAACGAGTACTATTTTCGTATTTAATACGAACGAGTTTTGATCGTGGAGTGTAATACTCAGGCCGACCAACAACTAGTGCTGTCATGTCATTTGTTTTAACACGGACACGCAGCCCAATTTGAATCTTAGAAGCAAGCATATAAATACCTTTCTTTAACTAAAGTGTAATCAGAAATCGTTCAAGATATGACTTTCGTCAATAGGATCGTTCTTTGGTCTTTGCCAAATACGAACCGATCTTGATTTACCTGTCGTTTTATCTTTGCGACTAGTGATTAATCGTCGCCAGCCCATTGATTGCAAAACGTCAGCTACACGTCGTGACTCACGGCGAGATTGACTACGAGGGTCAAGCTCTAATGCATGAGACAAAACGTCTGCAGCGGTGACCTCAGGTCGAAGTGCTACGTATGCAGCAATCTTTTCGAGCCAAGGATCGGGATCTCCAAACTCCTGAATATAATCAGCAATATGAGCGATCTCTCCACTGTTGAATTCATATCCAACATCGTCGCGGTAAGCGTGTACCGCTGCCGCCCATAGACTATCACGCTCAGAGATTAATTGCTTCCATGGGATCTGAAATCCAGCACCGACTTCAAGAGGAACAAAGCGTCTATTACCTGTACTATCTACAAGGAACTGGTTCCTATTAGTCGTCCCAATCATTACAAACCGCCGTGGCAGCTTAGATGGCAGCGATGCATAGGGATAACGCACTTCATCTACCCTGCTAGTCACAAGGTTCTTGAAGTTCTCAATATTCTTAATTGAAAAGTAGTTATCAATCTCAGGAAGCTCTAGCAGCCATGCAATGTGCAGGCGGTACTGCTCCTTCATCAAAGTATCTAATGATGTTGTAATCTCAGCAAATAAAGATTCAGGTACTAAGTTCCGAGCAAACATAGATTTACCAACGCCCTGTGCACCAACTAAAATTGGTAGCCAAGACATGGATGCTCCAGGGTTGTAGGCACGAGCAACTGCACCAATCATCATGCGTTGCATGGCAAGAGTGGCAATGCTTTGTTTGTTGCCTAAAAAGACCTCTCCAACTCGATCCCAATCAGGATGAGGTATGGAGTTAGCAGCACAGCCATCGAGGTAACGAGTAATTGGGCAGTAGCTATTTTTCTGAGCTGCGTACTGAATAGCTGACTTGATTCGAGGCTCAGGTATAAACACCCCGTATTCACAAGACATCTTGGTCGTCATTAGATCAAGGTCCATGCCTTCAAGCTGAACAACCTTGCCCTGCGGATCGTCGTACTCAATCGCATTGGTCAAGCGGTTCTTACGAAGACCAGAAAGAATGCTCTTAACTTTGTCAACATCAGCTTCTCGCTCTTTTGCTAAGTCATCACTTGATCGCTTGGGGCGACCTCGTTTCTTTGGTGCCTGTTTCGCATCAGGTAGCGGTTCTGGTTCAAAATCCATATGCATTCCTCTGTTGTGAGATATAACTTCTTCGAAACTGACAATAGGATCAGTTTCTGTATAACCAACTGCACCACCTGCAGCTCCAAAACGAAGTTGTGAAGGAAGCTGTTTAGTCCAGTTAGGGTCTTGCTTCTTAGCAAGTGAATACAGTTTAGTGTGCCCGGCATATCTGCCGAGACCTTTCCATTTAAAAGGGCGAATGTTTTCTTCTTTGTGGCCATGATGACCACGCAAGACCCATTCAACCCAATCGTCAAATAGAACTGTACCAACACCAGCGCAGGCAGCCATGACGGGGACAAAGTAAGACTCATATTCGTCATCACTTGTCGGAGCTAGAAACTCCTGTAGAAGCCATTGGCACCGTTTGATATCGATGTCATCGCACTCAGAGTTGGAGTACTCTGCAGGCTCGTCATAGTCGATGTCAGCAAGCAGAAAGTTCGGTACATGAGCACCTTCATTTACCTTGGTGACAGAGTTGGTGTTGCCATACCAAAGCCGCTCAGGCTTTTGACCACAGTTGTCTTTCATCTGATCCAGACCGAGGTCTGCGAGCAGTCGATTAACAATTAACCAGTACGCAGCTCGGTGCTTACTCGTTGTGTGTAGGTCAAGTCCTAACGGAAAGAGTGCTCGAAAGCGATGCTCTTCGTTGGTATGACTTGCAGATGTGTAGGTAGCAAGGCACCAATCCTTAGCGGTCTGAGTAGTCCAGAATGCTTCAAGGGTGGTGTCACCGTCGAAGTCGAGGACAACAAGGTTGCTACCTGCTGCATTATCAGCTTTTCGATGCTTCTCACGAAAATGGGTGGAGCACCAGCCATAGCCAGCCTTCACCCAATCCAGAAGCCAATCAATTTCTACGAGAATGTTTGACCATCCACGTGCAACCAGCTGTGGGTTGCTTTTATTTTGGCAGTTCTTGTTGACTGCTACTTGCAGAATTTTCTTCGTCACTCTCCATATCATGAAACTGTTTACAACGCTTTAGAAACTTTGCTTCAAACCGATCCATCTGTTCGCCATCAATAAAGATGCCTTGAGATGTTTCAGGAGTTGAAACGATAATCAAAGCTGCGTCACACTTATATCCAGTTCGCTCTTCTAATGCGAGGCGGTAAGCCGACATCTGTTGAGCACACTTTTGGTATTTCCGGAACCCACCAAAACCTATACGGTCACCCTTTTCAGGAAACACAGAGGAGTAGGGAGCGTTGCTGGTCTTGAAGTCAGCGATGACTTTGACGCCACCGATTTCTCCAATCAAGTCAGGACAACCGGCATAGAGATGCTCAGTGCTCCAGACGTAGGCAACTTCACGATCGTCAGAACGAAGGTGATTCCAGTCAGGTCGCAAAGGGCGCTCTGACCAATGCAAAACGTCAAACCAATCAAGGTATTCCGTAATGCCATTCCAGAAGTCTTGATATTGATCAGGAACTCCAGGATCTAAACCGCGAAGATAATTTTCGCATCCCAAGTGTATCGCAGAACCACGGGTTGATGCTTCTTCAAGAGCACCTGGATTATTTTGTTGCCAAGTTCTAAGACTTGCTTTGGATTTTTCAGTCTCAGTAGCAGAAAGGACCGTGGTCACACTCGGCATATAGAGACCACTACAGAGGTATTTACGATAGCCACTAGCAGTTTGAATCCTGTAGGGCTTATCAGTAATCATCCTCTGTCACTTGTTCTTGGAACTGCGACGAATACGTTGTGCTTGGATCTGTAACTGCGGTCGTTGCTTGAAACGTGGCATATAACTGCCCCACTGCTTGACCGCAGGCATCAACAACTTGAGCAACTGCATTCATCTGCTGAGTCAGTGCTGCTGTTTCTTGACGAAGCGCGGCAATTTCCTGACGCATAGCAATGCAGTGGTCCATCAAACTAGGTTGACGAACTTCAGGCTTGGTAGAAGCTGGTGCAGGAGGCTGCTGAGGCGCTGCCTGTGCTTTAGCTCCTTCAATAATTTGAGCCAGCCTTGCCTGCATTTCAGGAGGCAGGCCGTCGGTATTTACATTAGACATCGTAACTAGAATTAATTTTTTTCTTGAGGTTGGCAGGGGTGAGGATGGAGCACTTGTAACCAGGGAAATACTGTTTAACCCATGCCGGGGCAGTTATTTCGTCTGGCTCATTAGACACAGAGACATAGACAGTCTCAATTGCTTCATCGACGTAGTGTGGTCTATTAGAACTCTTGCTCATTTTCTACCTTTTTCTTTTGTGTTTTTGGTGCAACATAGGCTCCGCGCTTATCCGTTCCGCCAGCAGGCAAACCTTTTTCATCAGTTTGACGTCCGTCAAAAGGATCCTTTCCTTCAAAGAAGTTGGGTAGCCATACACTATCTCGTGAGGTCTTCCATTCGGAAACAATTTTATCCGGTACTTTACGTACCTTCGGAAGGATTGAGTATGTAGTTTCCAGGCCAGCACCTTTACGGCTGATCTTAATTGAGAAATTAGCGAGCCCATCATCAGTCCAAGTGTAGTCTTCAACTTCTTGCAGGATTTCAGTCAGCTGCTCACGAAGCGATTTTTGCTCGATAAATAGGACTTCAAGTCGTCCTCTAGAAGCAGATGTTGCAACCCAAGCAAGGAATCGTCTTGGCTTAACGTATGTGCCATCAATTTTGGGGCGATCTGGTTTGGACCAGTCAGTCTCTCTGGCGATGTCATCAGGCTGCCCAGGATGAGAGCGAGTAACCACGTAACCAGAAAAACGAAGTTCACCGTTATCGCCGCGAGCTTCACTGGCGTACTGCCAGCCCATGATTGCATGACCGGTTTCATAACAACCCAGCAATCGGAACTCTTCAGATTCTCCATCTTTGAGTGAGCTGGGCTTCCAGTAAGGTTGAGGTTCACGGGTTTCAATTTTGTCTTTGGGAGCCTCCAGAAGTTCGGGAGGCAGAACTTGTAGCGTCATTTGTATTATTCATGGACCTTCTAAATATAAGTAATACAATAGATAAATGTGAGATTATTTATCATGCGATTTGCAGGGGAATTTAAACTTGATCCAGCTTTAGAAAATGCATTTGCAGAGCAAAAAGCATTTGAATTAGGAGGTGCAATGAGCGGCGAAGGGAGCTATCAAGCAGCTGTTCCACCAATG